CATTGACTATCGTTAAACCATTCTCTTGTATTCTTCATCAATGCTCTAATTGCATTGTTTAGATTAGAAGGTAACATTCCTTCTGCTGTAGAAATACTATTAAGTGTTGTATTGTCAGCTTGTACTGTTGAGTAATCTTTTATACCTGCCATTTAATCTCCTAAGAACCAAGAAAATGCTTTATTATTTTCTTGATTTTTTTCATTTATTAATGCGTTAATAGCTTCTTCAATTTGTCTTTGAAAAAACTCTTGTGTTTCAAAACTGTATCTAACATTATCTATATCAGTTTTATCTGTCATCTCAACCCTGATCTTGATGCAACTAAATCTATTCCTTGAGCATCTTTCCAAGCTCCTCCACTTGGTATTTTAACATTAACTTTAACATATCTTCCAGATTGTCTTACTGGATTAATACCTGTTGAGTTCATGCTTGAAGAAGTTGATTCTGTAGCACTATCAGCAAGTCTATCTCTAGTTTTTAAAGTAACTGTAGCTGTTGCATCTACTATAGGTCTTACACCTATTATAGACGATCTTGTTCCTGGAAACAACTCTAATTCTGTAGTTTCTATTTCTCCAATATTATCTGTACCTGAAAAAATAGCAGCTTTGTAATCACTATCAATAGCACCAAGTAATAATTGTCCACCAGACCAAAAATCAGTATCTAGTGATATATTAATATTATCTAAGTTTTCTGAAATAATATCCATAAGTTCTACTGTATAAGCTCCAACGAATTGTGAAAATATTGTACTAGCATTTGTTGTAGCAGTTGACCATTTTTGAGTAGCATAATTATAAATTAAAACCTTATCACAAATTCCAGTAGTATTAGATGTATCAGCAGAAGATGGATATAACCAAATTGCTAATTGATTAAAAGGATCTGTTGCTGCAACTATTCTATCAGCGAATGCTTTGTTTAAATCTAAATCAAAAAATCTATTTACTTTCTCTGCACCTATTGCTGTAACTTGATCTCCATTAACTTCAAAGAATCCATCATCAGCATAAAAGAAAACTCTACGATTATCTTGACAGACAGTTCTTCCATATACTGCACCTCTATTAGGTGAAATTACTGATAGTCTAAATACTGTTGCACCACCAACATAGTCCATTCTAATTATTTGATTTTGTCTAAATACATAACCAATCTCTCCAGATGTTATGTGAACAATTTGTCCACCTGATCCTGGTAGGTCTTGCAAGTCTGATTGTTTTGTTCCAGATTCCCAAGTTGTAATATCATTAATTCCAGACCATTGTATTCTATTGGATGCACCAACATGATTACCTGTTACTAAAAAATCTCTAATAACTCCTGAGCATTTAAATACTGGTACAGTACCTGATGTTCCAATAGTTGAAAGGTCTGCAAAAGCAGATGATGTTCCCATTAAATAAAATTGAGCTGGATCTACACCATTACTAGCAATTACATAATTTCCAAATTGAGTAAAAGTTATATAGTCATTAGATTGTCCTGTTAAAGGAGTTCCACCGACAAAATTAGTTGTTGTTAGTCTTGCAGTATCAGAAGATACATTAGTTAAATTTTCTCTACCAACAGTTGCTCTTGTTACTGTTACTACTGCATCTGATACTGTTGCTGAAAAATCTGCATGACCATTAATAGTAGTTTTTAAATTTGTTGCTGTCGTATTGTTATTTGTTTGAACTTGAAATTGATTAGTAGATGGTGATCCAGTTGATGAAGTAAATACAATTGTTGATCCATCATTTTTAGATAAAGTAATAGTTTTACCAGCACCAATATTTGCATAATCAGAAACTGTAATTGTGCAAGTTGCAAAAGAATTATTTAATACTTTTCCACCTGCTCCTCTTTCTGTAAATGCTCCACCAGTTAATTCATAAAGAGTATCTTGTGTTGCTACAAAGTTAAATACAGTATTAGCATTATCTCTGAAAGAACCTGCACCTCTTGAATCTTTTGTAATAGTATTTGAAGAATAATTAACTAATGAAGGAAATCTTTTATAAGAATTTAAAGCATAATAAACATTGTTAGCTACATTAGCACCAGGATTATTATGTTCTGGTTGATCTGGTAGCCATTCGCCAAAAGGTATTTGCATTATTTTCCTACTTTTTTAATAGCTTTTTTGTGAGCTTTACTAAAACTCATTCCTTGTATCATTTCTTTAAGCATTATACTCATGTGTTTTTTACTATGATGAGGAGAGTGTTTTTTTATTAATTTTTTTTCTCTTTTATCTATCATATTGTTTATCCATTATTACTTGTAATAATTCTTGATACATCATTAAACGCACCAGAAACAGTTACATCACCTCTTTGTTGTAAAGGTGCATTACCATATTGATCTTCTCTGTCATTTCTCTCAAGTCTTTCAAGAGATGTTACATATTGTTGTTGCCATTGTTGAACTTGTCTTGGTTCAATACCACCTAAAAAATTAGCAGCATGATATAAAGCACCATATAAATAAATTGAAGGGTGATTAGATAAAATATAATTAGAAGTATTTGAATCTGATAAAGCAGTAAATTCTTTATAATAATTTATAACTCCTGTGTAAGAGCTTGAAGGGATTGGAGCAAATCTGAAATTATCACCAAGTATTGTAAATGTTTTTGGCATTCCAGTAGTTGAGCTACCTCTAATTTGATCCATTTGAGCAGGTGTAATATATTCTAAAGCATGTTTAGTTCCACCTTCTAAAATATAAAAATCTCTAACTTGTAAAAAACCTGTTGGTAAAGTTTCTGTTTCAGAATCAATAGTAAATGAAGCATTTGACTCTATCATTCTACCAATTCTTAATTTAGAATTAAAATCTTTTTCTGCTAAAACAATAAAATCTTCAGCTATCTCAGTTGTAAGATCAGTTCTATTTAACCAGTTTGCTATTGATGTTTTTAAATCTGAGTATGTTGCTAATGCCATTATAATTTACCTTCTGCTGTTTTAAAATATTGAAACTCATTACTATTTAATTTTGTTTTTAATATTTTATTCTGTACTTCTTTAGGAAGTGCAAACCAATTGTTGTCACCATTATACTCTTTTGCCCAAACAGATAAAGCTAAAGTTGGAATAGAAGCTACTCTTTTTAAATCTCTTGATTTTGAATAACCATCATCTTGATTTAATAATATTTTATTATGTTTTAAATGAGGATCTATATTTACTTCTTCTTTTAAAACAATTTTATTTTCCATTTCGTCTAAAGAAAATGTTTCTTTTTTTAGACCATCAATACTTATATCTTTTCTCATCTACCTTGACCTTTGTATCTTGTTTGTTTTTTTTGTCTGCACTCTGATTTGTTCTGAGATTTTTTATGACAACCAGGTCTTTTCTTATGTTGATCTCTTGGAACAAAGTGAACAAACTTTTGTTTAGCCACTAAGCACTCATTTCAGTAATAGAAACTTCAGCAGTACCTATAAAAGCTACTTTCTCACCAGGTGAAACTTTAAAAATTTCAGGTTGGTCAGCAGGTATAAAAATAGTTGAAGAATCAGCAGTTGCAACAGCAGTTGGGTTTGCACCGAATAAAATATAAATATCAGCAGTTGCTGCTATTCTTACATATTCAGTTTGTGATCCAAATGCAGCAGATTGTGCTGATGATCCACCACTTGTTTTACCTTGATGTGTAGTAGGTCTTAATCCGTAATTAAAACTCATATTTTTTTCTCCTAATTTATTATGGGGGAAGTACCGCTAGGCAAGATCCCCCAAATATTGTTATATACTATTATCTTCTAATTACGAAAGTAATTTCCATTTTAGAAGTATTTGTTGAACCACCATTAGTGATACATTCAATAGTACCATCTTCAGCAACAGTATTAGCAGCTGTTGGAGCAGCAGTTAAAACTCTACCAGCAGAACCAGAAGCCGTATGACTTATAGCACCACCAGTTACTGCAACACCACCTATTTCAAAAGAAATAGCTGCTGTGCCAGTTGTAGTTGCTTTGTTGTGAGTGATGATTTTTACAATTTTTCCACCATCAGGTACACAAACAAAAGTTGATGAAGCTGTTGAAACATCTGGAATTGCAGATGTTAAAAAGTAATCATTTAATGTTCTCATTTTTTTATCCTATTTATTTGCTTCGTTCCGTCATTGACTTCAAAGACCAAACAAAATTGTTAATTGAATGATGGGGGATAATTCCCCCACCACTTTAGATTTATTATGAAGTAGTTAAATCTGTGATTAAACCACTTGCTTTTTCATTTCTTGACTCAAGAGTGTACTCAGCAACCATAAATCTCTGATCTGCGTCTGCAGTCTGAGCTGGTGTTTGTAGAGCAAAATCTCTTAAGAAAGAAACTGCCCAGTATTCCATATCAAGAATGTGAGCATCTTGTCCGATTTTAGCAGATGTAGCATTAGCACCTCTGATAAATCTGTTTGGAGCTACTTGCATAGTACCAAAGTCTGATTCGTACACATCAATAGAAGTAATTAATCTTCTATCTTCAGCAGCATCAAATCTAGTAGATCCACCAGTAAAGCCAGATAGTTTCTGTTTGTTAAAAGCATTTACCATAATCATGTTAGGGTTTCCGCCTTCATTGTAACAGCTAACTAAAATGCCTTTTAACTGATCTTCAGTAAATGCTCTTTGTGCATCACCATCAGTTCTTATAGCACCATTTCCAGCACCAGAACCATTAGTACCTGCATCAACATTAGTTTCGTACCAAGTTGGTGCTCCACCAAGTTTTCTTGCAGTTGTTGCATTACCAGCAGACTTAGCAACATTAGATAAAAGAGCAGTTTCCATATCTCTTTTTAATTCTTTTGCAGCTTTAGCTACTTGGTAAGCCATCTCATTATTTCTTCCAGCAGAAGTTACAGCTTCGTTAGTTGCAGTAACTTGAATTCCTTTAGTAGAAATTTGAGTGTGGTTATTTTCCAATACAGTTGGAGCCATAGTTCCATAAGAAATATCAGCACCTTCAACTGCAGCATTTGCAGCAACATCAGCTAATGCATCTGT